CCGTCCCTGAGGACGGTCTCTTCCTTGCCTCAATCATCAAATTCCGTGAGATGGCACAGCGAAAGCTGGAGAGCAACATACTGAATTCTCAGTATTTACCGGAACTAACCTTCAATGATGAGACTAAAATTAAACGAAAATATCGTAGTGATACTTCTGTCTAAAGATAGTCATCAAAGAAAGATGGTTACGGATTGTTGGCTAAAGTATAAAACAAACTTTATTGAGTCTCGTAAGAGACACGGTTCGAGATATACCCTGAAGCTATATAAAGATGCCTACAAGTTTCTTGTAGATCTTCATATGGGCTTCCATCCAGTTCCTCTTAGCTATTCTAAAGTCGATAGGAATGGTTTACCTAAAGTTCTTTGGCCCCTAAGGCCAATGCTTAAGGATAAAACAATATCTAATGTTCGATTAACAATGTGCATTGCACGTGTATTTCAACTCATTAGATTACCTATCGACCCAGATTTATCAAAGATCACTGATCCTGGTAACATACTTCCGAACAACTATTTACATAGTTTCGCTGAGTATTGCCAAGGATGGTTTTCTCGGATAAATCTCAGTAATATCAGAACACAAAGATTTAGTGCACATAGTTCGATGAAGTCAGGACCAAATGGTCAAGCTCTCGTCTATGCTCACTACGATCTGAGTGCTCTGATACGGACACCGGAACTTCTAACATCTATTGTTAATCTTAACAAGTTACTTGGTAACGAGTGGATTAACAGGATGATGGAGGCCAACGTCCTCCCCAATTATAGCGATATCCACTCCATCCATTCTCGTCTCGGGTTTAGTCCCGAGGGAGGTGGAAAGACACGGATATTTGCCATAGGGGATTACTGGAGCCAGATGGCATTAAGGCCAATACATGATACTTTTATGAGTATACTTAAGAATCTTGAAACCGATGGTACTTATAACCAAGAACGGGCATTTGCCCGTATATTGGATAAGTCCAGAGGTAAAGAAACTTATTGTTTTGACCTTTCAGGTGCTTCTGATCGTATACCATTAAAGGTACAGACGATAATGATATCAAAACTATTTAATTCTGATATCGCAGAAACCTGGTCATCTGTTATAGCTAATAGAGAATTCCACCATAAGTATGGAGAACCCGTAAAATGGAAAGTAGGACAGCCCTTGGGCTTACTATCTTCCTGGGGTTCGTTCGCATTATGGCATCATATCCTTATCGAATACTGTGCCCATAAAATTGGTTTAAACCAATTTAGGGATTACTGTGTTCTAGGAGATGATGTAGTAATATGGAATTCTGCTGTCGCCATCCAATATCAGAAGCAGATGAGGTTTTTGGGAGTTCCCATTAACCAATCTAAATCTGTTATTGGAGATTCACAACGAAGTCAAATTGAGTTTGCCAAACGGCATGCTCGGGACGGCGTTGAAATCTCAGGAATCTCTTATAATCTTTTAAACAAGAATAGTCTACGTAATGTAGACGAACTTATTTGCGAGATTAATAAGAGGTCGATGATGGATGACATGGAAAATCATTCTCGTATTTTGATCCGACACCCTAATTCTAGGGTTGAGGATTTACTTAATACTATCATTACTCTTAGACTTCTGCGTGGCCCTATCCCGTTAAAGGAAAGGTTACCATGCCTCGAAGTCGACCCCGAGGAAATTTACTTAAATGTAAAGATCCGAAGGGGTGAGAAGATGATGGAAAAAGTAATGGATCTCGATAACCTATTTGGAAAATCAATTCCGATAGAAAAGTTATTCGAGAAACACGAAGTGCAGTATGATTCCACGGCACTGGGTCTCAATGGGTTATCCCACTCTGAAAGTTTGCATCCCTTGATTTGGGTTGTCAATCACCTAGGTGAAAGATTAACCAATCTCTTGGATCAAATTTGGTCAGGCGAACCTGATGCAATAAATGATGTAGAGTATTTACCAACCATTCCGAATAAGGAGTTCTTTGCGAACAGTAAAACTGCTCGACATGAGTTCTTCTCATCCATTGTAATTGATAGCTATCTTGAGTTAAAGAATAAACTCAAAGAAGCTCAGGGGGGTTAAACCTTGAGTGGAAGTATCATGAGATTCGGCCATTGGCCGTGAGACCACCCTAGG